CAATAGGCTCGTTACGCGTATGAGTGTTCATGGGCCGAAGTCGTGTGTTGAAGCCGATGGCGTTAAGTTCGACGCGGCGAAGCGCAGTTATCAGCTGCGCAAGGTCGAGGAACTACGCTGGGGCTGGCTTGCAGCTGAGTGGAAGACTCCTGAAAATCGTCAAAGATCGAGAAACTTGTATGAGGAACTGTGCACCGCACCGCTTGTGATGCCCGACGGTCACGTCTTCGGACGTGACGGCGGCAACCCGAGTGGCCAAGGTGCTACGACTCCAGACAACGGTTTCATGAATATTGCGGATTGGATGGTCATCTACATGCTGCTTACGCCACCTGAGTACCACACGTTCGAGTGCTTCCAAGCTTTTATCAAGTTGTGTGTGTGTGGTGACGATATCAACGTTGCCATCGCGCGTGTGCTGCAGGAGTACATCACTCCCAAGCGCATTCGCGAGATCGCCGCACCCCAGATTGGCATGGAGTACACGTTCGGTAGCGAAGAGCTTCAAGACTTCGCTGACCTCTCTTTCCTCGGACACAGTTTCAAAGCGACCACAGTGCCTAATCTTGGTCATAAGATGTTCCTACCTCACATTGACTGCACTCGTATGCGCAGCAACATGCTCGTTGACAATTCGTCGCAGACCCTCGAGATGACTATCATTCGAGCCTGCGGTTTAAGAAACGAGACATTTGCCTGCGAGAGCTGTCGTGAGTGGTTTTCCTCGCTCCTGAACTTCCTTAGAGACCGTGATGCAAAGATCGGTCCTTCGGTTGAGACTAAGGCAGCGTGGAGGAACTTCCTACCAGATGAGACGCTGTGGAAGCTGTACACCGGCGTTGATCGGTCAGGGGATCGAGTCGCGCAGGCCAGCGTCGGCTCGTTCGAACAGGTGGCCGTCAAGACCGCCCGCGGGAAGCCGAAAATTCAGAAGACTCGCTCCCCCCCGCTCATCGCGCTCATCAAGACCTTGCTGCTGTTGCTAGCTGTACTGCTACCCACGGTTCCTGTGGCCGTCACCACCTCGGTGTGTGTGTCCCAGACGTACGTAGGCAAGCTACAGCTGACACTCGCAAGTATGGGCAAGAAAACAGAGAAGAAGACTAAGCGCAAGCTCAAGAAGGCGAAAGCCAAGGAGCGCGCTGCTGAGGCCAAGAAGGTGGTCATCATGCCTGTTGTGACTGGAAAGGGGGACTACAAGGTCAACCAGTTCTCCAAGTTGCGCGGCAAGGGTGACTACTTCAGTGATCTCGGCGGCAACCTCCTGGGAGGACTGGGTCGAGCAATCGGCTCGGGACTCGGTGGCCTCGCTGGCACAGCGCTAAAGTCAATCACTGGCATGGGAGACTACCGTGTCAAGGGTGCGAAGAGCAATTCGCTGTCTCGCCTCTATCAATCCGGTTCGGGCACACCGTTCCAGATGAGTGAGGTCGGTGCGCAGTTCGCAGGCGGTCCACCGCGCGTCCAGCATCGTGAGTTCATCGGTTCTGTCGTGTCGCCCGCCGTTCCTGGCGACTTCGCGACGACTGTGTACTACATTCAGCCGGGCTTGCGCGGTCAAGGCACGCTCTTCCCATGGGCGGCGTCCATCGCCAGCTGCTTCGAGCAATACCGTCTGCACGGCATGATTCTCGAGTATGTGAGCACCAGCGCAGACTATGCGGCGACATCCGGCCTTGGTCAGGTGGCTCTTAGCACTGTCTACGATGCTGGTGCTTCACCGCTCGCGAGTCTGTCCGAGATCCTCAACAACGAGTGGACCACTACGGCGAAGCCCGCCGTGAGTTTCGTGCACCCCATTGAGTGTGCGTCTGCTGACAACCAG